TCCTAATATAGCTTCTATACTTTCATCAAAAGTAATGTACCAAAAAATAGGTGTGTCTAATGATGCTTCTTGATAATCTACCCAATACAACGTTGTGTCTGTTGGTGTTTTAGGTAAGCCGTAATAATCTGCACATTGTTTACGTGCATCTATTGCTTCTTGTTCTGTTGTGTATTTGTACCCTGTTATTTCTTGTGTCATAGTTAAGGTAATATGCTGTTACCAGCGTTTTCTGTGTTATAAATATCTAATACTTCTGCTGATGTTAATTCTCTGTTTTTCCAAACGTGAACTTCATCTATTTTGCCGTCAAAATCATCTACACCATTCTCAAAACTTCCTATTGTAAAAGGTGATGTTGTGTTACTCATCCCAACATATGTACCTACTGGGTCAAGTGTTTGCGTAGGCAACACTCCATTAACATAGATTTTTAAACCACTATTATTTCCGCTACCATCATAAGTAACTGCTATATTATACCAAGTATTGTTATTGTAAGTACCAAACACTCTTGTTTTTAATTGGTTTGCACTGCCTCCTTGACTAAATAAATTAACTACAATTTGCGATGACAATATAAATATTTGGTATTCATAGTCACCGAAATAAATTCTTTTATTAACTAAATTTCCAGTACCTAAATTATCTCCATTTGCCCAAATTGAAATACTAAAAGGCAAATCATTTGAACCATTTGTAAAGCTAAAGTCATTACTATCTACCGCTATTGAATAATCATCAACACCATCAACTTCTAAACAACCATTTACTTTACCACCAGTAACTCCTGCTGTTGCATCTCCGCTTGCAGTTAAATTATTATTTCCAGTATAATCTGAAAAGTCAGTATCAAAAGAATATGATGCTACTAAATTAGTTGTGAAATCTGGCACTTCGTATATTGAATATTCGTTATTAATATTTGTTTCTATACCAGTTCTGTTTGCTGATTGGTCTGAATTATAAATAATCATTTCTTTAGCTTTTGAAGGTGCTGTAAAGTTATTTGTTCTATACATATACGGCGTAATTCCACCAGTGTCCCATTCAGTAGTTTCTGAAAAATCAATATTTAATACGCTAACTAAAACATCTTGATTAGTAACAAGATTATTATATAAACTATCTCTAGTTGCAGATGAAAGTATTATGCTATTAGAATAGTAATTTGGATTTCCAGCGTCGCTATTAGGAGTAGCAGAACTCCCTTCATCATATAAACCTACATAAGTACTTCCAGAATTAATTGTGCCTAATAAACAGCCATTAGAATTGCTGTTTGAATTATATGTTGCGAATAATGATGAATTATTAAAATCTAAACCTACTAGACTAACATTTAAACCAGATAAACCAGCAAAATTATCTAAATATTGCAAATATGGTTTACCATTATCTAAATTTAAAACACCATTTGAAACAATTTTTGGTTGTTCCGTTGCAGTTGCGGTACTTAAATTTTTACCATTCCCACTCTGGTCATACCAAGTAGTAACAAACCCATCATTAGCACCTGTAAAGGTTGTTAATGTACCATCTGTTATTTCAGTTGCTGTAAAGTCTTGTTCTGTGTTATCTGATGAACGTCTTACTCTTACAACTGATTGCCCTACAAATGCAGTAGATAACTCACGTAATGAATAGGCTGCCGCTGCGTTAGGGTATTCGTCTAATAAAAGTTGTGGTGGCGTATATCCACCACCACCTTGTGCTCTCCACCAATTCCTGCTAGATAAACCAAATCCAATACCCATTATAATAGCTTTAGTAAGTCAGTAGCTGTCGTTCCTGCTGCTTTTATTTCAGATACTACAACTGGTAAAAAAGTTCCTGCTGCAACGCCTACAAATGTAACTGATGCTGTTTGTCCTATTGGCACAACTTCTATATCACCAGCACCACCTACATAAATGGCGTGTGATAATCCTGTATCACCTGCTGATACTGTTGATGCTTCTGTTACAAATTCTGGTCTGTTTATGAATGTTCCCATTTTATTTATTCTTTGTTTTTAATTCGTCTATTTTTTTTAAATATAAAAGTATTTTTTCTTTATGCTCTTCTTTTATATCGTTATCCTTTTTTTTTCTTTTATAATTTCGCATTACTTTAAAAAACTTTTAATTGGATAACCATAAAGATATTTTTCATCACTAGCGTTAGTTCTCGGTAAATACCAACCGCTTAACGTTTCAACTTCTCTAGGATTAATATCATAATCATTAACTTGTGAGTTGTTATATTCTGGAATATTTACATCACATAAATAACGTTCCATACGATCGAGATAAATATCAGCTTTAGCTTGTGCTGATTTTGCAACGTAATCAATGTTATCAATATTTGCACCACTTACATTATCTGGTGCATTTTCATAAATACCAGTATTCTGTGCTAATACAATACCTTCTTTTAAATAACTAGCATAAACTGAATGCCATAAAACTGGCTTAATGTAACTTGTGTATAATATTAAATAATCACCTGCTAATGTATCAGCTTCAAAATCTGCAACTATTTTATTGTATAATGCAGTTCCTAAACTTGGTTCTAATATTAACACTTCTGCATCGTAAACCAAATGCATAAATCTATCGGGATCTACATTACCACCCATCGACGTATTCGTCTTTATATCTTGTGCTGTTATTAACATATTAACCTTTATTTTGATGTGGTGTGATACCTACATTTCTGTTATTGTTTGGTACTTTATAACCTCTTCTTCGTGCATCTTGTGTTTTAATTGTTTTAGCTAATGGACTATTAACATCTACACCGCCACCACGTTTTAAATATATTTCTCTTTGCCATTTGTGCTTACACGTTCCATTAGGATATTTTTCTGATATCTTACCGCCACCTTTCCATAACCAAATAGAATATGAATTAGTACCGTTTAAACCAAAGCCATCATTAATTCCAGGCTTTTCCATCATTAAAATATCTTCTTTACGATACAATTTATTGGCTAACATCATTTTTTTGCAGAATAATCTTTCTGGTAATGGATTACCTACATAACGATATCTTATTGCTATGTCCTCACTATCTTGTGAACTTTTAGCATTTGGTCTTGCTACACCTGTTGATGTTGCAAATTTTAAAGATTCATAAATTAAATCGTCAGTTTCATAATCAACCTCATTAACCGCTAACAATTCATATTTATCGTCATCAATATAACTTCCAAAACTAATTAAGTGATCCGCTAATTCTTCTGTAGCTTCCAACTCATCTGATAAGCAAATTTCACATTGCGATAAACCTATTTCTGCATCACGCTCTAAATTATCAACCGCATTATCTTCTATTACTTCTTCTACTTCTATTTCGGTTGATGCGTAACTTTCACGTAATTCTAAAAACTGTAAATCAGTTTCTAAATTGTTTAATTCTAAGACTGGCTTTATAGCATCTAAAAACTGATTTTGTTTACCATCTATTTGATAATCTTGCAGTAATTTACTTGCTACATCTAACTCATCAGCATTTGCACCAAACCCACCAGCTGAAGGCATACCAAATAATAATGGACTTGTAACACCATGTGCAACTAATATCTGTTTTGCTGCATCCTCACGTAAACTTTCCCATTGATTATGTGCATCGTTTACATCTAATGGCACAACTGTTACTTCTGCTTCCTTACCATCGTTAAAACTTAGTATAAAACGCCCTGCATTGCTGCTACCAGATAGTTTATTTTTAATACGTCTTTCAATTTCATCTTTTGCTTCACTTTCTAAAGCACCACCGTTATTAAAGTTAATTACATAACCAAATGATAAACCGTTTTTAATGTGGTTAATACTAAAGTTAGATATTTCTTCTTCTATCTCTGCATATTGCAACCCAGCCATATAATCTGGATAAGCCCAGTAGAAACATCCTGCTTGATATGGTTTATGTAACAAAATCATTTCAGAACTTGTCATGCTACCCATAAATACAGGCATTTCCTCTGGCGTGTATTTTGTAGTATTAGACCAATCAAAAGAATAGTAAACTTTATCTATTAATCCATTTTCATTCGCTTTACCCATTGCTAACTTATCAATAGGGAAATGTTTCATAATAGCACCACCGCCTTTAGTTTTTACTAATTTTAGTGAAAACATACCAAACATTTTATAGTCTTTTAAAGCTAAACGCTGGTCTGTTTTAGAAAAGATTTCGTTTAAATCATCATAAAGATTTTTACTACCTTTTTTTACAATACCACGACCATATAATAAAGTAGCATAAACGTTTAAAACGCTTTCATTGGTTGGTGATCCGTTATATCTATCTATAACGTAACTAAAAAATTCGTTATTCTTTCCATTTGTTACGTATTTTCTACCAGTTACCTCACGTATATCTGGCTTTACATAATTTGAAAGTTGAATTAATTGTATATTATTACTCATTTATAGTATAATTTTGTGGTGTTTTTGACGTAAAAAACAATTTATTTCTATGTAATATTTTAGATTCGCCTTTACCTACTACATAAAAAGATAATTCATCGCCTTCTACCCTATCTGCTGTATATGTTATCTCTAATTGATTCATATTAGCTTGTATTTCTGAAATACTTTTACTTAATTCTATTTGCTGCTCGTTTTGTCTTGTATTTTCATTAAACACAATGACATTATACCGAATTGTACTAATTGCATAATCTCTAAGAACTACATTAAAAGTTCTTGTGCCAGTTAAAGTTAATACTCTCATACTATATAACGTAAAAAATGTTGTTTTTGTTTAAAAAAAAGTGTACCTAAAATTAGATACACCTTTTTAATACATAACTTTTAAGTCTTATGGTGTTACATTAGTAGAACTTACTAAAGCTAATAAAGCTGTTACTGTTGCTGCATCTAATGTTGGGCTAGGATTTGTTTCAGTACTTGTAAAAGTTCTGTTATATCCATTAAAATCTGCTTTAGCACCACCAGATTGATTATCACCTGTTACTACTGTGCCATCGCTTAAACCTTGTATTTTATAAGTTCCATCTCTAAACTGAACTACTACTATTGGTCTTGCTTTTGATACTATATCTAATTCATTTGCACTTTCTTTAGTTTGCTTTTTTAATGCAACTGTTAGAACCTGCTCATAAACCGTTGTTCCGTTATTTTGATCCGCTGTTACTGTTTCTACATAAGTATTACCATCTGCTAGTAATTCATACTTATATACATCTGTAACCGCAGCATCTATTGCAGTAGCTTCACCAGCTGCAACTGTAAAAGCATCTTCTAGATAGTCTAATAAATAAACTGCTTTCAATCCGCCAATTGCATCTCTACATGGTTCTGTTCTTCCGCTTGTTAATACACACGCC